ATATCAACAATGTTATCCCCAAATAAATTACTACCTATAATCTCGTCAAGAACAGATTTCTCTCCCCACTGAATATATCTATTTTGCCACTTTTTAACAACAGCAAGAGATTGTGTTTTTTGATTATAAAAACCATAAAAACCATATTCTTTGTTATTCTCTTGTTTTTCTGAGTTCTTTTTATTAATACTTTTTACTACATTGTGTATGTTGAATCCATACACGTTAGATTTTCTACAAATATTACTAATTCTTTGGGACAACAGAAACAACTTATTCTTTTTTGTTGTACTGATAAATCCAATTTGTTTTTCGTATTTTATTATATTCTCCCCGAATATCATTATTAACCACTGATTTTGACAATTTTTTTTATTTACTTTTTTATATTGAATGGTGCATAAGATACCCATATTTAATAATAAATAATAAATTTGATAAATAAGTTTTTTACTTACAGAAGTTGCACTAATTCTGTCTACCGTCACACATCCATCTCCCTCAAAATACGCTTGAATAAAACTTGCCACATATTTTTTAGGAGATTCTAAAATAATGTGCGGAACTTCCTTATCTTTTGCTTTTCCAACGTTGCATCCGATGTGTACAAAAAAATCATGTTCTTTTCTTCCAAACACTCTAACAACATATCTATCTTTATATCTAATATTTTTATCTGGTAAACACTTTTTAAATTTCACATTTTCAAAGCAAGATTGCATACAATGGTGAATATCTTTTAACACATCTGTATCTGTATTCACAATGTTTATATTATTCTGTGTGTTATTTCCCTCAGAAATAAAATACCCTAATAATCTTGCTAATTCTAAAGACATATGAGTTGGAACTTTAGTATCTTTTTTGTTGGTAAATTTAGATAGTGCTACATCACTTCTAGTTGGATACCCTTTGAATTGAGAACCAAATTGTGCAGATGTCATACCATGTGATGCAAGGTGTTGAGGGTTTATCTGCTCCATCTGTTTATTACAAATTGGACAAGGTATTTTATCTCCATATTTTATTTTTTTCATAGACCAGGAAAAATCATTAATATCTACTTTATCTCCCCATAAATTTTGTCCATATTGACCAGCAATCACATCTCCAATTGATAATTCAGATGCTTTTTTAAAACTAAAATAACCATTATCGTTCCACGTATAAAGTTTATGTTCTGGTGTAACTTCTATTTCGTTTCCACTAGACATTTTAATCTTTAAAGTATCACGAATTCCATTGCTATGACAATAATTAGCAGTTACCATTCCTTCAAGTCCATGTAGAGTTTCGTTGATCTTGCCAGATAATGTTGCAAAATTTTCTATAGGTAAAAGACCTTTACTACTTATTACACTACTGCCTTTAGCACAACAAAAAATTCTTTTCCCTAATAACCCATCTGAATTAGAGTGACCAGATAAAATCATTACAGATCCAGGATATACAGCATCTGATAATCCAGCTTCTATGAATTTTTTATTCTTTTCTTTATCATCTGGAGTTAAAAGAAATATTCTATCTGATTCCATTTTACCTATTTTGTTTCTAAAATACTCTGATTGTTGCATTCTAGTTCTAATTTCATTAAATAGAACTTTAGCTTGATCTCCAGAAGTAGCAACAGTTAAAATACATATTGGATTTCCAGAAGCTAATTCGTAATATTGAAAAGGATTACCACCAGGACATTCAAGTATCATCATCGCTTCATATAATGCGATAAGAGAACACATAAAATCTTTCCCGCTGTTTTTAACTTGTATTCCATTATTAATAACAAAATTGTGGCAATTGGATTTAAGAACAGATACATCATAAACATTTTTACATCCAATTTGAACAATCGAAATAATCTTTGTGTAGTGCAATGTGTCTTTGCAATTTCTAGCAACATTAGTATTATATTTTTTCTTTAATCCAATATATTTACAAAATAAATAAACGTCATTAATCCTCTCTATAGAAAGTCGATACGATAAATGTTTTTTGTAGACATACCTTTTTCCTGTTTTTTTATCAACCATATCAACGTTTGATATTTTATTCCTTATAACGGAATATATGCCAAATGACAACAATAGATTTTGAACATCTTCTAATAGCTGCTTATTCACAGAATATAATTCAATTTGAGCGTTACCGTTCTTTCGTTCTTTAGCAGCATATCCATCACACGAAAAATACGCATTCAAAAAAGCCGCCTTAGCTCTACTACTTGAAGAAAATACTGCATCGGGCACTCTTTTTTGTTTAGCATTTTTGCCCCGAAGTCCATGTTTTGTTAGAAATTTAAACAGATCAGAAGTATCTCTGTTTGTCATAAACCTACCATTTTTAAAGTGTCTAATATACTTAATATTTTTTTGTCTTAAAACCCATTGCCACGGAGACGTGGGATTATTATCATATTGCACAATCATATTATCAGATAATTTATTTAAACATTGCTCAAGGTGCTTAACCACATTGTCGTCATCTGTTGTAAAATAACATCTTGAAGTGGTGCAACATCCATCACCTATAACATATCCTAAAATAAATGCTTCATGTTCTTCAAGACCTTCTCCGTCATCTGGTTTGGGAATAATTTCAGCTTGTGCTATTTTATCGCCAACTTTTAATTCAGAAACTTCTTTCCATCCTTCTGGTGTTAATAGTGGATGATTAGAAGTGCAATCCACATAATCACCATTATCAACTGTTACTCTAAAACATTCTCTATTTCCCTGGATAATTGTTTCTGCTTTATTTATTTCAAATTGTTTATCATCTTCATTATATGTCCATACATTTAATTTTCCTTCTTTTTCGTGCCAATTTTTAATAGTGTTAGATTCACCTGAATATGCATCAAATAGTAAAGTATCTTCACTAATGCATCTTCTGCCCAGCACTAAAACCAACTCTCTAAACAGTGATCCACTATTATATTTGTCAATCACCTGATCCATTTTTTCTTGTCTAAGAATGTCAAGTTCTTCTTCATTTAATCGAAGATTTTCGTTGCCTTTTTGTCCCCTGTAGAAAATTTTTAGAACTATTCTTTGAAATGGATACAGTTTTATTTTTTCTTGTCCTAGATTAAGATATTTTTTTGATTCACAAAATTCAATAATATTTGGTACATAAAAAGTGTCAGACTTTGTAGGAGACAAAGATATCTTATCTTTTATATCATTAAATATATTTTTTATATTAATATCTAAATCATTTTTCATAAAAATTTTCACTCAATATTTGTTTCACTTATGCCCATTTGTATAGCAGCATAAGTGGAATCTACTTTTCGTTCATTTTCTGTTAAATAGTTATCTGGTTTTAATTTAGTTCTACTATAAAGTAAATTAGATAAACCATCAAAAGATGGTCTCATGGTTATTATAGCAGAAGCATCATTTAATACTCTATTATACACTGAAATTAAATCTTTTATTAGTTTATCTCTATAAAGAATACATTCTTCATAGGATAAAAATGTAGAAATATCTACATTAGCTACTATTTCTGATAGTGGTAACAGTGGAACGGCAGCAGATTTACCTGTAGAAGCTATTTCAGAAAATGCTTTAGCGTATTCTACAAACCAATCTGACATTCTAGAAGATGAACTATGACTAGATGAACTACTACTTTTAGAAGATGAACTACTACTTTTAGAAGAACTACTACTACTTCCTTCTTCATATGTTATTTCAAGATATGGTCTATGACTTTGAATTATATTATGTCTATTCTTTAATCCACAACTATTATCCCCTCCATCTTTTGCTTGTGGATATTGTCCTTGCAGTGTTCTTGGGTGTAGCAAAAACCCATGGTTAACGTGATCCCCGTTCGATAAGTCTTGAACCAGGGTGGTAATATCAACATTAAACCATTGATTGATAGTCCATTCTCCAGTAATCACATCTCCCAAAGTAATACCATCAATCCAAGGGGAAGATATGTAATCATCGCCAGATACTGGAAATGTTGAAGATTGTCCTCCTGTTATATAGTTATTCCAAGTAACACCTGTTTCGGTCCAAGACTTATTGCATAAAGCAAAATTACAAGCACCACCAGTATCAGTGCAATATCCGTAGAAATTAGCTGAATGTATAATGCTACCATCAGGAATACTACCACCTTCTGATGTAAATATAGTAAATTTAATAAGTGTTGCAGAACAAGTATTACTAGGTGATGCATCGCTAGTTGTTCTATCCCACTTAAGAGACACTAAATTAGTAGTTCCAGGAATATTATTTTCAACAGATCCTTTAACTATAGCAGCATCTATAGTACCAGAATAACCATTTAACCCATCTTGTAATATAATAGTTGGATAAGATGAACTAGAACTACTACTCTTAGAAGAACTAGAAGAACTACTACTTTTGGAACTAGAACTACTACTTTTGGAACTAGAACTACTACTTTTGGAACTAGAACTACTACTTTTTGAACTAGAACTACTACTTTTTGAACTAGAACTACTACTTCTGGAACTAGAACTACTATTTGAGCTAGAAGAACTTCCCATATCCGAAGAAGAACTACTTTTAGACGAACTACTACT